ATAATGTGCTCAAAAAAGATGGTATGACCTTATCACAAATTGGTAGACTGTTTAATCAAAGCCACTGTACTGTTTTGAATGGAATTAAAAAGCATGAGGATTACATGGCTTACAAAGATCCTGCTTACATGCTTCACACCAGGGACCTAAGGGAAACATTTGTACTACCACAGTACTATAAGCCACTAAAACAAAGGATATTAGAGATATATACCATTGAGAAATTAGAAAAACTTAAAGAGCAGATCAGATGCAATTATTACTAATTAATGACGCTGTGTCACATTCTCTTATTAACAGCTGCTGGAATAATTTTATTTTTTCAAAAGATTTTTTTTATTTTATTTTGCGTCATTTGCGTCATAAAACTCTAATAGTCAATACTAGTATAGTTATTAGCCATGACAAGTGCTTAAAATTTGCGTCATTTTGCGTCATAAACTTGTCATGTAAAAATAATGATTACATTTACAGCCCAACTAACTAACTATGAACATATCTGTATTTAAAAGCCTATTCAATTCTAAAGAAACTCCCTACACACAAGATGTGGTGGATGTTTACAATAGGATAAAGGAAGGCTATCCTGAACTAATTGATAAGATAACTGCTCTTAGAGCTATGGATGAGGATGATCCTGCATACAGCAGCCTAAAGAACAGCCTTAGGGCTATCATGTTTAATGGGACCTTTAATGAACGTAATGATAATGGCCTTATTGAGCACTCAGGGCTTTGTATATTAGATTTTGATGATTACCCTAGCAGTAAGGTAATGAAAGCTGAGAAGGTTAGACTAATGGAGTGCCCTAATGTGTTTATGATATTTGTATCACCATCAGGTAAAGGGCTAAAGTGCGTGATTAAGATACCACCATCTGATAAATTCACGCATAAGAGAAGGTTCAAAGCTTTTCAGGAGTTTATTGATAGTGATTACTTTGATGCATCTAGCTGTAATGTTAGTAGAGTATGCTTTGAGTCTTATGATCGTGGTGCCTATATAAATTTAGATGCTGAGGTATTTGATTTGATGGAAGAGGAGAAGGGCCACAGCTCATTTGAAAGGGTGCCAGTGCTACCCATGACTAATGAAGCTAATATCATTGAGAATATAATGAAGTTTAACCATGGAGATATATCAAATGGTAGAAATAATTGGGTATTTAAAGTAGCTAACTGTTTTTGTGAGTATGGCATTAGTGAGAATACTGCTAAATTTTACCTTCATCAATATAGTGCTAAGGACTTTACTCAAATAGAAATTAATACCTGTGTAGGATCTGCTTATAAAAACCCTAATAAAGGCACTAAGTATTTTGAGGATAAAGAAACTATCTTAAAGGTAAGGTCAAAACTAAAAGAGGGTATCTCACCTGGTGATATCTCTAAGCAATTAGATATTAAGCCTGATGTGGTAGAGGATGTTAAAAAGGATGTAGCTAATAGTGAGGATGTATTCTGGTCCATTAGTGATAAGAAAGTAGTTAGTGTAGATCCTATGAGATATCGTGATTTTCTGTACAAGTATGGCTTTAACAAATACTACCCTGAACGCTCAGAGAAACCCACCTTTGTGAGGGTAATAGAAAATAAAGTTAATTTATCCTCAGTGGACCAGGTAAAAGATTTTGTCTTAGCCTACCTAATGAAGCAGAAGCAGGTGGATGTATGGAATTACTGCAGTAAGTCACCCTACCTATTCACAGATGGCCACTTATCTATGCTAGAGCCTATTGGATTAATGATGCTGCAGGATACTAAGGATGTGAGCTTTATACCTTACCGTAATGGAGTAGTTAAGATTACTAAGAATAAGATAGATATTGTGCCCTACATTGATATAGATGGCTACATTTGGGATAGGCAAATTATTGATAGGGATTACAAGCCAACTAAGAGCATAGAAAATGACTTTAAGAGCTTTGTATCTAAAGTATCTGCAGATGATGAGCAGAGGGTGAATGCTTTAGAGACTACCCTAGGATATCTACTACATACCTACAAAGATAAAACAGATCAGAAGGCAATTATTTTTAATGATCAGGAAATAGATGATAATCCTAATGGGGGAAGTGGTAAGAGCTTAGTGCTTACAGCTATTGGTAAGATTAGAAATATAGTTAAAATAGATGGTAAAGCATTTAACCCACAGAAGTCAGATTTTGTTTATCAGCGAGTAAATTTAGATAGTCAGATCCTGGCCTTTGATGATGTAAAGAAAGCATTTGACTTTGAGCAGCTATTTAGTTTAATATCAGAAGGGATAACAGTGAACAGAAAGAATAAGGATGAAATCTTTATACCATTTGAACGCTCACCAAAGATTGTGATTACTACCAACTATGTGATAAGTGGTGCCGGTGGTAGCCATGATAGGAGAAGGCATGAGATAGAGTTTAATCAGTACTTTAATGCACAGCGAAACCCACTAGATGAGTACGGTAGGTTATTATTTGACAGCTGGAGTGTGGTAGATTGGTTAGTATTTGATAACTACATGATCAGTAACCTGCAGAAATTCTTATCAATGGGCCTTGTTAAAGCTGTAGCAATTAATGCAGATCACAAAAGATTTATCTCAGCTACTAATAAGGAATTTTATGATTACGCTATTGAGGGTAACATTACTTTAGATGCTATGCACTATAACAATACTTCTATTCAGGACTTTCAGACTTACACAGGTGGATGGCAGGATCTTAATGCTCAAAGGTATTTAAAGATGGTTAATGAGTACTGTAAGTTTAAGGGGTACAATTTGAAAAAAGATAGGAATGTAGGAGGTAGATACTTTATAATTACTAAGATATGATACAGATTGGAGATACAATACATGATATTGAGGATGGTGACTGCTATTTTGAAGGTATAGTTTCTGAATTAATTAATGATAAAGTAACGAAATACATACTAACTAAAATAATTTGGAGTGGAGAGATTGATAATGATGATGAGAGATTAAATACAGAAATAGATACACAATGGTGGTATATTAATAAAATTGAACTATGAACAAAGAAAACAAAGCTAGACTAAAGGATCTAGAAATTAAGTACATGAGCTACCGGTACCCATCAGCACCAGGGCACATCATACCACTAACTAAGTACAGTGATGCTACAGCTAATGGATTGACTAAATGTATCAAAGACTTCCTAAACTTCTCACAGCACCAAGCTGAAAGGATTAATACAATGGGAGTATTTAGGCAAAGCTACAGAACTGATGGAAGTAAGACTGCAGGGCAGTGGACAAAGGGCACAGGCACTCCAGGATCTGCAGATATCTCTGCTACTATTTATGGTAGATCTGTAAAGATAGAAGTTAAGATTGGTAAGGATAAGCAGTCAGTGGTGCAGAAGGAATACCAACAGATGATTGAAGCTGCAGGGGGTATCTATATCATAAGCAAGACCTTTGATGATTTTGTGCAGTGGTATGATGATTTTAGCACTAAAATATAATTAACGTACAACCTTAAAATATAGAAATGATATGAAAGCAACCCTAGAATTTAACCTACCTGAAGATCAGGAGGTATTTAACCACGCTAACAATGGTTTTAACTATTACATGGCACTTGTGGAGATGGATCAGTGGTTAAGAGCTGAGTACAAGTACAATGGTAACGAGGAGATGTATGAGGTAAGGAATAAGCTGAGAGAAATAATTTCAGAAAATAATGTTAAAATAGAATAATAATAGTATATTTGTAAATAATTAACAAACTAACCCAATGGAAAAAACAACTACAAAGGCTGTAAAGCCTCAGGAGGTTGAGCAGCAGTCTGCTCCTTTCTATGTTCGCCTTCACAAGGCAAAACAACTAATCGGTAAAGTACATAAGAATGCTACTAACCCCCACTTTAAGAAATCTTATGCAGATATCAATAGTATATTAGAAGCTGTTGAGCCTATCCTATTACAGCATGATCTACTTTTATTACAGCCTATAGATGGTGGTAGTGTTTGTACTCAGCTTGTATGCATTTATACTGGCTTTTCTATCTCTAGCTGTATGGCACTTGATTTAAACCTAGATGCCCAAAAACAGGGTAGTCAAATTTCTTACTTTCGTAGGTACACCATCCAAAGTCTGCTCACCCTTCAGGCAACTGATGATGATGGCCACGTAGCATCTACTGCGAAGCCTAAGATAGATGCAAAGAGATTTGCTGAGGCTGTTAAGACTATAGCAGATGGTAAATTCACAGTAGAGAAGTTAAAGGATAGCTTTGATCTTACAGATGTGCAGATAAATTCACTGTTATTATTACCTGTAATATGAAAATAAGATGCTCAGCTATAGGAAAGATAATGACTTCACCCAAGACTAAAGGGGAGGTGCTATCACAAACAACTAAGACGTATATCCAGGGCCTAGCCCTGGCACACGTTTATGGGATCAGAAAGGAGTTTACTAGTAAGTATACTGATAAGGGCAATGAGTGTGAGGATATGTGCCTCAGCTTTGTAATGGATGTAATTGATAAAGGCTTCCTGTTTAAGAATGAGGAGAACTTTAGTAACGATTGGCTAACAGGTACACCGGATGTAATTACAGACAAGGTGCTTATAGATGTAAAAAATTCATGGAGTGGCAGCACGTTCCCATGGTTCGATACTGAGTGCCCTAATAAAGAGTACTACTATCAGCTCCAAGGGTATATGTTTTTATGTGATAAGCAGGAAGCACTGTTATGCTACTGCCTAACCAATACACCACATGCCATAGTAGAGCAGGAGGTAAAGAGTGCTCATTACAAGTTAGGGCTAATGGAGGAGAGTTTAGATCTTAGGGACCAGGTGCAGAAGCAACATAGCTTCAACCATATCCCTGATGCTAAGAGGGTGAAGACTTTTGTAATACAAAGAGATGATGAGGTGATAGAACAGATTAAATTAAGAGTAGAACAGTGTAGAGATTATTTTAACCAACTAATAACACAATTATGAACAGAATGCAATTTGAACATGAGGCAGCTATAGCTGCTATGAACGCTCTAATGATAGAGAACTCTAAAACATCTAAGCTATGGATAGCTAAAGAGGCTGTACAGATGGCTGAGATATTAGCTAATGAGGTGTATGGTGAAAGGATACAATGGCCGCAAGAAGACCTTATCGTATGATTTTGCTACTATCAATACTACTAGCCCCTGCGATTGTGTGGGGGTGGTATTGTACTATCATGTACTTATTTACTAAATAACAAGTTATTAACAATTTAAAACAGTAATAAACAATGGAGACAAAGAACAACACAGGAGCTATCTTTAAAAATGATAAAAAGACAGCAGAAACTCACCCAGACTACAAAGGGAAGGTAAAT